GTTCACATTCCCGTTTAATCCGGAGCGTGTGTTTTCCATGCTGAAAGAGGGTAAACGGTGCAACCTACAGCAGGATTACCAGTTTTTTGAAACTCCGGCCGATGTTGCTGACTGGCTGGTTATGCTTGCCGGAGGGATACATGAAGATGATACGGTACTGGAGCCGAGTGCCGGGCGTGGCGCCCTTATAAAAGCAATCCACCGGGCTTGTCCTTCTGTAATGGTTGAATGTTATGAGCTGATGCCGGAAAACAGAGAATTTCTTCATACCCTTAACAACGTAATATTGCTTGATGAAGACTTTACCAAAGACAGTGTAGGTAGTTACACTAAGATTATTGCAAATCCTCCGTTTTCCGGTAATCAGGATATAGAGCATGTCAGGCTTATGTATGATCGATTGGAAGAAGGCGGCACGCTTGCAGCAATAACCAGCCAACACTGGAAATTCGCTTCGGAAAAGAGATGTATTGATTTCCGCAACTGGCTGAAAGAAGTACATGGAGAAGTGTTTGAAATCAGCGCAGGCGAGTTTAAAGAGAGTGGCACTTCTATTAGTACAATGGCGGTAGTTATAAAAAAATAATTCAAAATAAATTAGAAATGAGTAAAACAACAATTTATTATCTATTCCTAGTAGCAATGTATATACTGTTAGGATAGATGGAAAGGAGAGATATGAAACAGACAGTAGAAGAAGCAGCATACGATTATGCTACTAATAAAACTTCTTTCAGAAAAGACGTTCTGAAAGAAGTTGACGCGGATACCTACGTTTCACGTCATGCTGATAGTATGGAAGATTTTCAATGTGGTGCCGAATGGAAGTCGAAACAATCTCCTTGGATAAGCGTTAATGAACGGTTGCCAGAAAATAACACAGTGGTTCTGACAAGAGGGGCTTATGGCTTCCTTATTTGCCAGCTTTCATCTTTGGGTGAATGGGAAACTGGAGCAAATATTAATAAAGAAAGATTAGGCATTACCCATTGGATGCCCATCCCGTCTTTTGAAGGAATACTCGAAGAAAACAGGGATGTGCTTGAACGAATTAAACAGAAAGGAGATTGAATATGAGGTTTATATTAATTATACTTATGGCAACCACGATGTTATCTTGTAAAGATGATATGGAACATAGATTAAAAGGTGGAATGATTATTACTGTTAAGGGAGATACTATAAAATTTTATGGAGGAACGTTGACTTATAGATGCTTTGGTGAAAGAGATGTTAGGAGTGTTGTAATTGATGAATCAAAATATAAAGGAGATTAATTATGGAAATAAAGAACGTAGGACAACTTAGAAAAATCATAGAGAACCTTCCCGATGATTTTGAAATCGAGATGCGTGTCAGACGCAAATTGACGGATGAAGAATTGAAAAATTGCAGATACCCTTATCCTTACGATACAGAGTATTTAACTTTGGAATTTGACGATATAGGCGTTTCTGACAAAGTATTGTGTTTGGGTGTAACTTCTAATGAATGAACGGTATGAAAGTCAAGAACGGAATAATAATAGATGGGGTGCTGCATGAATTAGTATTAATGCGGAATAGTGCACCATGTGACAATTGTAGTCTACAAGAACAATGTAGAACAGATCGTTCCTTGTGTACAGTAATTGCTGGATATTATAACTCTGATGAACGTTTTATTAATCGTGGAGAAGTAACAGATATTAAGATAGATAAGGAGGAATAACTAAAATGGATATAGTACCTATTATAACAAAAGATAATCTTTCTAAGGAACAGATAGAATATCTGCAAAAGCAGCAAACAGAATATAAATTAGTTAATAAGATTAAGAAGAATCCGGGACATATCCTGTTCTCTTTTAATCGAAAAACAGGAGAAATTAAGAGAACTTCTATTATACACAAGGTCGCTATTGGTTTGAATGGGCTTCCTGTAACTAAAACTGAAACGGTTATAGAACCTGATTGCTATTACGACCAAGCCTTGAATGAAAAGAATTTTAGAAAGAAATTGAAGAGAATTGGATTGTTAAATGTTTAAACGATTTAAAAACAAGTAATTATGGGATTTACAACACCGTGTTTTATACGCAAAAATACACAGGAACTTCGGAGAGGGCTGGAAGAATTGGGGTATTCACATGGTAAGCCTAAATATTATGCAGATGATGATAACAAGTATGATTTTATTATGTGTCACAATGGAAAGTTCTTTTTACTATCCCAAGAAAATCATGTGATAAGAAATGGGCATCCTTTGAAAAAATATGGAAGTATTGATTGCGGAACGAATGAGGAACTTTTTCTGGCTATAGCTGCATTAAAGGATGATACAGACAACAATCAATTATTCACTAATGGTAAGGGCGATTGGGGTATATACCGGGATGGCTCTGATGGAGGTTTATTTGGAATGGATTTCTATGGAGTGCCTAATGATTTTAACTTATCATATTATCACAAGGCTACCGTAGACGAACTGATTGAACATTTTAAAACAAAGGAGGAATAACTATGGATGATTTGACAAAAATCTTATTTTCAGTAGTTATTATAATGCTATTCATCCAAATGGGATTGGCTATAGCATACAATTGGGATGAAGAATCTATGAAGAATAAGAAACTGGAAAAGATTGTGACAAGATTTGGTGCTCTTACAATGGGTGCGATTGGCATTTCTGTACTTATTTGGTTGATAACATTTATATGGAGTGATTAATTTATCGGAGGAACAATTATGACCGAAGAACTTGTGACATTAGAAACAGCAAAGTTGCTGAAAGAGAAAGGGATGTTTACATGTATAGAATTTCCTCCGCAATCCGTTGCCCAGAAATGGCTACGTGAAACCAAGAATATTCATATATGTATATACAACTGTGCCTGTGGTTATGGATACGAAATATCTAAAGCTGACAATGGAACTCATATAGCCAGCTCTGTTTATAAGGGAACAAACGACGGAGGGGAATGGGATACCTACGAGGAAGCACTTGAAGCCGGATTACAGGAAGCATTAAAACTTATATGATAATGGAAAATATTAATTTGAACGAACTACGGGATCGCGCTTATAAGACAGCTTGTGAGCATGGTTTCCACGATAAAAGACTGAGTAACGAACACCACCTTTGCCTTATCATTTCCGAGCTTATGGAAGCTGTGGAAGCGGACCGAAAAGGGAAACGTGCCGACAGAGAATCTTTCAAGTCTTCTTATGAGGATGAAGAACCGCACGATGATGTCAATTTCAGATATAGCTTTGAAAACTATATCAAAGGAACGGTGGAGGAAGAATTAGCTGATGTTGTGATACGCTGTCTTGACCTTGCTGGGCTGCGCGACTGGGATTTGCAAGACACGTTGGATAATGTGGATGAACTCAATAACGTTTCAGACTTTTTCCAAGAACACACATTTGTAGAGATAGCTTTTGAGATTTGCACCGGAACAATTATATCCGAATCTCTAAGGTCGATTAAAGGAGTGATTCTTGATGTATGGCAATACTGTCTTTGGAAAGGAATAGATATTGAGTGGTTCATTGAGCAGAAGATGAGATACAATAAACTAAGACCTAAGTTGAACGGAAAAAGATATTGATTATGCCGCTGTTTATTTGTAGCAAATGTGGTTGTGTTGAGAATACAGCCACATCGGATTATTGGCCTGTTGTACATAAAATCTTTCCCATAGAGTATGATGCAAGTATAAAGGAGTTTGAAGGGAAACCGTTGTGCTCGGAGTGTGGGAGGTTGATATTTGACAGCAAAGGGGAAAATCCGCGTATGATACCGGGGAAGTGGCATGGGAAATTTCCCAAAAGACAAGCCACTGATGCTGAAAAGAGAATGGTAGATAGAAATGGCAGGTTTTAAAAAGAGAAAGGGATGCCTGCAACATCCCTTGAAAGGAAGCATTACGCAATTTTCTTGTCATCTACCAAGAAAGAAAAGTATTTTCCATGTTTAGGATAAATACGTTTGCCGTTCTTTACGATATATCGACAGAAAACACGAGTTTTGCCGCTTTCATCTTGCATTTGATTTTTCACACTAACACCTCCTTTCCGTTTTGCCTGCCAAGCTGCAAGACCGGCAAGCTGATAATCTGTTATACCCTGTCAAGCATAACAGAAAAAAAGCCCAAAGCTTGCAGGACAATGGGCTTAATTCTTTCTCAAGGAAATGAATAAGATTTTGCGAATGACAGTTCGCTGGATTGGAGGTGTTAGTTTCCAAATCAAATGCGATGCAAATATAGTTTGTATTGTAATAACAATGAAAACAATTAACTATTTTAATAACAATGTTAATAATTAGAACAATTATGAAACGTGAAATAAAATTCAGAGGAAAGTCAATAGAGAACCGCAAAAATAGGCAGTGGATATATGGTTGTTACCTATCTGATTATGATGGTTATTCTTACCGAGAACTAATTGTAGATTGTATTACCGGGTTTTCATATGAAGTTGACCCTATAACCATTGGCCAGTTCAGCGAAATAACCGATAAGAACGGTAATAGCATCTTCGAACATGATCTAATACTGATCCATGACAGCGAAAGTTCCTACCAATTTACAGTTGAAGTACTATTTCATAAAGGTATGTTCTGCTACAGGAACAAAGCATGTGGCTTTACCCCATTGTGGTATGTCAGCGATAGATGCGAAGTGATAGGAAACGTTTTTGATAACCCCGGAGTTGTTGAAAGGAAGTAAGCAATGAAGCACATATTTTACTTATTGGTGGGATTTCTTGCTTTCTATGAAATTATGAAAGCCTTAAACTGTAAGAGAGTATATTCCCGCACATACAAATATAGACATCTTCCCAAGGAAAAGATAAAGGCATATTTAAAAGAGCATCCTATGCTTCTTCTAATGAGTGTTCTGGATATTTTTGGATGGATAACATTAATGGCAGGACTAATGACAAGCCAATGGGTTTGTTTTTTGGCGGTTATGGTTCTATCCCTATCAAGATTTCAACGCCTCGGCAGTTGGGCTGTATGTATAGACAGCATCATCACTGTGGCTATTTATTTGTTTGCCATTATTAATACTTATCATTTACATATAGAATTATGGACAAATTAGAACACATCGCCACAATTGATTTCTGCTACTGGCGTTTGGAAATGCTCTGTCAACAACTTTCTAATACCAAGTCAAACATCGAAAGACTAGTTGACAACGCTTGCGGTTATAATGAAGCCGAAGAGATAAGGAAGGAGTGCATAACGCTTGTAGAGCAAATTATTGAAAGTAAGAAATCAATCGGGGAGAATTTTACAAGAGATATATGTTTTTTGAATAAATTAAAAAAGGGAAATAAACTCTCATAGTTGATTCCTAAAATGTTAATATATATATCTACGCTATTTTTAAGAACAGAAATTAAATGACAGGTTTTGTTTTTATTCAGATTTTTTGTAATTTTGAATTATAATGTTTCCGTGTAAAGGGGCACGGTACGTTCTTCGGACGAAAAGACTTTTATGGGAAAAAAACTCGTAGCAAATAGAGAAAATTTCTGCCATTATTATATGGAAACGGGTAATGCTACAGATGCATATCGGAAAGCTTACCCTAATAGTATTGGATGGAAGGATGGGGTCGTTAGTAAGCGTGCATTTGAATTGCTGAGAAATCCATCTGTCGCATCCCGTGTAAATGAATTGCAGGCTGATATCTTAAAAAAGTCTGACATAAAGAAGGAAGATGCATTGCGTTTTCTTACAAATGTGGTAAATGTAGACCCTATAGATCTTCAATTAAAAAGTAAAGATACGTTTATTGTCCGTTCTCTTTATGATATACCAAAACCAGTCCGATGTTGTATTCAATCCATTAAAAACACTCAATATGGGGTGGAGATACGGCTATACAGCAAAATAGCCGCCATTACACAGATAAGCAAGATGCTTGGATGGGATGCTCCAGTAAAAAGTGATGTCAGTACCAATGTGCGCATGATAATTGGGGATGAGTGATGATAGAGATGGTATTCTCATATAAGCTGTTCAATCCTCTGTTTTGGCATATCCGCAAGGCTATGCATGACAAGAATATCAGGTACATTATAAACAGAGGTGGTTCTTCATCGGGAAAATCTGTATCTACGACACAGGCTGTGTTGTTGTCTGTATTTTCTTGCGAAGGTTCGGCTCTTGTTGTAAGAAAAGTGGGAGCTAGTCTGAGGAATACAGTGTATGAAGAGTTTAAGACCCAACTAAAGGCTCTTCAACTGAGTCAGTTCTTTGTGCCTAAGGAAAATAATATAACTTGTGTAAATGGTTGTAAAATTGACTTTACAGGGCTTGATGATCCTGAAAAAATAAAGTCTATCACTGGATATCGTTGGATAGTGATGGAAGAAGCAACCGAGTTCGAATATGAAGATTTTACTCAGATACGTTTCCGTCTTAGAGGTAAGGAAGGGTTGCAGATAATATGCAATTTTAATCCTGTATCTGAGGATTCATGGATTAAAACGAAAATTCTTGATACTTATGAATGGGACGATCTTCCAAATGAACTATATGGCGAAGTGAAAAATCCTCTTACTAAAAGTTCTTTGCCAAAGGCATACAGCACAATATTAGGGAAACGGGGTAGCAAATCTAGAATGATCGCCAATGAACGTACAGGAAAGCTGGAAAAGTACCCATCGGATACAATAGAACTGCATTCGTCTTATAAAAATAATTTTTGGGTGGTTGGTTCTCCGGACGGTAAATATGGATATTATGACAGGCAGACAATATCCAATTATCAATGGTACAAGGAACATGATTACAACTATTACCGGGTATATGCGCTGGGTGAATGGGGTAGTATTAAGACGGGGGGTGAGTTTCTATATGCTTTCGATTCTAATAAGCATATTAAAACAACACGATATATCAAGGGACTTCCTGTGCATATTTCTATTGATAACAATGTTCTTCCCTATATTTCGATTTGTTTTTATCAAGTGGACGGAAGTCATATAAGGCAGTTTAATGAGATATGTGCCGGTGATCCCTTTAACACAGTAACGCAGGCATCTCGGATGGCTGTTGATTATCTGCGGTCAATCAGATACAATGATATGCTGTATTTATATGGTGACGCTTCAACAAGGAATGGGAATACTATAGATGATGAAAAGAGGTCATTCCTTGACAAGTTCGTAGAAGGGCTGGAAGGTACTTACCATGTCGAAGAAAGGATACCATATTCTAATCCGTCCGTGCCCATGTCTGGTGAGTTTGTCAATTACATGCTTGATGGTGGTTCCGGAATGTGTTTTTCAGTGGATGACGGATGTAAGAATTCAGTTGTTGATTATAATAACGCCAAGAAGGATGTTAACGGTGGAATGTTGAAGACGAGAGTTAAGGATAAGGTTACGGGGCAGTCTTATGAGAAGTACGGGCACATTTGCGACTGCTTACGTTATATTACTGTATGGGTATTCAAGGATGAATATACTCGTTTCTCCTTGAAAAGGAAACGAAGTAAAATTAAGCAGGAAAATAAAGATATGAGATATTATGATATATCTAAAAATATTCAGGGAACAAGACTTGTATATGTTCTTCCCGAATATGCCGGAAAGTTTATTATGGTTTCATGTTATGTAAATGAGCGAATATATATCGATAATGTGACATATATAAGTTCATTTGATGAAAATGTTCTTCTGTCATTTTTAGAAGGGATATCTCCTGCGGAGATCTTGTTTGAAAGTGAAAAAAATTATTTCCCTATAGCACGGGGCTTAAGGGATAGATATGATGTCAGAACCATACATAAAAATATGGGAGCAGACGCTAGGATATCTGCTTTTTTGGATTTTATCAAAAATAATATAATGTTCCGTTCAGACTATGACAAGATACCGCAATACAATGAGTTTATGGATGGAGTATTGGACTATAATGGTTCAGATGATTGCGCTGCAATTTATTCTGTAGCAGCACTGTCTTATTACGTATCGAAAAAATATAATATATAATTGGTATATTTTTAAGATATATCAAAGCTTTGATAAAAAAACATCGGGTGTTATACAAAAAGTATTGGTATATTTTTAATATTTTCCTTCTCGTGGGTATTTTTAGGGTATTGCGAAATGATATGACTTTAATTTATCTAAACAACACGATTCAAAACGTGATTTTAAATATAGTTTTAATAAAAAAATAACCGACAATTAATGCCGGTTACCGTGATAGAATCTTATAGCCTCATTGACATATAATGATACCGATTGCTCCTTATCTAAGATAGCAGCTACATCCTCCTCTATCGTGACAAATATTTTTCTTACACCTCTAACCTTGGGACGTCTTGGCACATCATTGCTGTCCAATATCCTATATATCGTTTGCTCAGACTTTATTTCCGTATCCTTCATTATTTCCTTGATAGCCATCCCTGCTTTGTACAAGGACAATACCCTAGACTCTTGATCTAGGGTAATAGATCGTCTTCTTGCCATAATTAATATGTTTTATAACATTTATAATTTGTTGCTCGTTAATTCAAAAAGTTGCACCTTTGCATCAAACATCAACGATGTTAGTCGCACTTCGGTGCGTGGATTGAAACGACATTAAAAATGTCATTGTGGCTTAAACCACATTTTAATATTTAGGGCAGCGAAGAAATTCGTCGCCCTAACTTTTTATTTATAAAATCTCTATTTGGGTATAGTATGCATTCATCTTCCCAAAGAATGATTCTATTTTTGCTCTCTGATAAGAAGACATTTTGTTATAAATGACATTTTTGTCATCTTCTCTTAAGTAGTATTCCTTTTCATCGTCAGTAAGATTAATAACTATATTAATTGCTCTCCCACTGTATGAATCTGTAAATTGAATTTTTGTCTTCATAGTCTTACGCCGCTTATCCGTTGCCGCCGGTTCTATTATTACCTGTTGTTTTATTATCACAATGTAAATATACAACATTGTGATATAATAGCAAAACAAATCACAATATATTTTCTTGTATTGTGCAATATTTAACATTTAGACACAAAAAAAGAAAACTATATTAATTAGTTATAAGAAGCCAATGTTGAAACAAAAACCAATCTTCTTAAAAAATTGCCATTAATGCAATATTTTTTACTTGCAAGATGAATGAAGAGAATTAATAGAACGGCAAGACTGGCGAGTTTGTATTTTTATTGACAGGAAACGAATGTTATGGAATGGGATCGGAAAAACAAGTATAAAACAGATAGCTTTTATAGATTTCTACTGCCTGATGTATTTTTCCGGGGATTTTTGAGATTTTATTTGATTTTGTTTTACATTTCTACGTTTAGAATACTTCTGGTTAGCCCTTGTCAGATCCTTGATGATCGTTTCATCAAACACTTCCGAATATATCTCTGTTGTCTTGACCGATGTATGCCCCAAGAGTTTTTGGACGGTGGTTATCGGAACGCCTTGGTGAACCAAGAGAGTAGCACAAGTGTGTCTGCTGGTATGGTAGGTGAACTTCTTGCCGATATGCGCCATCCTTCCCAATTTCTGCAATGTCCGATTAGTGTCCGAATTGCAACCTAATGCAGCCAGTTGTTCGATGCTGTCGTACTTCCGCATTATGCCCAGTGCCTTTCCGTTAAACAGCAGATATAGCGGAATATTGAGTTTCACACCTGTTTTGACGCTGTTTAGGACCAGCCATTCCTTTCCGTCAACTGTTACGAGATTTTTATAAGTCAATTGCTTGAAATCAGAGAATCTCAATCCGCAATAGCAGCAGAAGAGAAATGCGTCCAGTATATGCCGGCTGTTGTTCTTCCTGTCCGGCAGTTCAAGATTCTCCAGCTTCTCCAAGTCTGCGGGCATCAGGAAGTTATGTTCCTTCTTCTCTTTCTTGATCTTGAACTTACGGAAAGGGTATGCCTCCTGTAATATATAACCTTCGTTTATTGCTTCGTTAACCAAGGTACGCAGTATTCTCATGTGTTTTCCTACCGTGTTTACCTTCAATCCTTTGTTGCGCAGAAATGCGTCAAACTCCTTTAGAAACGTATAGTTTATATCGGTAAACTCTATCACGTTCCGAAATTCCTTCAAAGTGGCTACCGTACCCAGCATATTATCCTTGGTTCCCGGTTTTCTATCAGAATTCTCTATCGCTTGTATTGCAAATTTTAAAAACGACACAACTGGTTTAATTCCCTTTTTTACAGCCTCCTTTAACGTGGAAAGGTTTGATTCAAGACCTCTCTTCCAATAGCTTAACTCTATAGCCTGTAATTCCAATATATGCTCATATAGCATTGCATTAAGTTCTTGTGACTGCGGATGGTTGATTACTTGGGCACCATCCTTACTCCAACATTCCGGCTTTAGATAGACATTGGTTTTAAAGTATACCTTCCTCTGATTCAGATAGGCTTCTATTTGTACAAGGGCTGTCCCCTGTCGGTTTAACTTGTTTTGCCGGTTATAAACTAAACGATATCTGATCTTCTCTAACATACTCAACTTTTTGTTTTTAAAGTTAAAAAAATTCTTCTGCATTTACAAAATAAACCACAAAAATTGTTCTGGGGGGACTGTTGGGAATAAATGATACGTGGTACAAAAGGAGATTTGGTGAAATTACTGATTTTAATGAAGCTAATAATACTGGATATATGTTTGTCGA